CACCAACATTGGGAATGTCAAGATCACCAAAATACTTATACCCTATAAATGCCACAACCGCAACGAGAACAACATAAAAAAGAATCTCTAACATGTTATCCCTCCGAAGGAGTTTCACCTTCACCCTGAAGTGTCTCAACCTTTTGGATCAATGAGATACACTGATCTCGTAGTTGACCAATAGTTGATAACTCTTCACCTCTAAAACCACCGCGTCCGGCGACCGTATCTACAACCGCGACTGTACTACGCGTCACTCGGTTTACTAGATCCATTATATCATTATCCACAAGTTTGTCCTCTATTTAATTAAATTGACTAGATTTCTGTAGCGCTACCCAATACTCCATATTGGATTCTTTATTCACGAAATGTGAAATAAACTTAGACGATAGTGCAACACGATAGTCGCCGTCTTCTAACAACCTAAGATTGTTGATATTGAATACAACCTTGAGGTCTGGATACTGTGATTCACCTTCCACAACAATACTGAATGCATGTGAGGTTTCATCGTCATTGTCCTTAACGGTTAACGTTATCAGTCCATTATCTATATGGACGTTAACTTCACTATGACCCAATGCACCCGCAGCACTCTTGACACGGTTCAGAGTCTGACTATCCAGAGTAAACCACGCATCCTCACCCGGTAACGTCAGATCGCCCTTTGCAGTTGTCAGAGTATCAGGTGACGAATAGAAATACTTGATCTTAGAACGACCAGTAGAATCCGAGATCGCGACACTAGATTGATCAAAGTTCAGGTTAGGACTGTCCACCAATCCCATTACACTGAGAAACTCACGCAGATCGTATATGCCAAACGATGTAGGGAAGTCTACGTCTAGGGTTGCCTTTGCGAGTACAGTTCTAGACTCAGAGACGGTTCGAACTACATTACCCTCATTGAAGTAGATGTTTCCATTGATACCCGCGAAGTTACGCAGGACTTGTGTAGCGCGATCTGATAATTCCATAATATATTCCTCGATTAATTAAAGTACATTCTAACAGAAGTTTGTGTCGTTGTCAAGCGTAGGTGCATCTTCTTTTAAAAATATCTGAATACACTTACGAAACCTTCTCTCTTGTATAGTGGTAGACCGATGTTCTACGTCCGTAAGGGCCACTGCCTTGTTATATGCGGGGGTTATTCTATTTACTTTACTCTCTTTATCTTTATACAGGAAGTCCCCACCCCATTCAATCTCCCAATTCCGATTCATATATATCGTTATCGCACCTATCCGTGTTGAAGTGGGATCGTCACGTTTAAAATCTTTGTGCCATTCAATACGAGACCCTCCAGTCCACACAAAGAACTGCATAGATTCTACAGTCTCCGGAGACCATGTAGGATAGACCTTCTGAATGTCCTTGAGGATGTTATCATATAGTGCTCTATTACTATTATAGATCTTGTGAACGAGCACAAGGTTTTCATAACGTTCTGCTTTGGGGTGCATCAAGTCCGTACCCTGTGCATTCTGCCATCCAAAGTTGGTAGTCCACACATGATCAGTCGACCCTATCAGATGATCACAATACCTCGATGCGGCATCAATAACTGGTTCCGATAGGAAGTTCGGATGTTCTCGAAAGAAGTATGGATTAAGCATCATGCACCGTACTGAAGTTACCTTTCTTGATAAACTCTATCTTGTCTTCGAACTTACCATCAAGCAACTCTCCCTTATGAGAGATAACATATGTGTTAGTATCACCATCAAGGGTATCAAGTATACTGGTCAGGTTGTCGATACCTTCCACGTCCAAAGATGAATCAAACGTCTCATCTAGTATCAATAGGTTAGTCGCAACAGAGTTTTTCATCTTCGCAATCTGTCTCCACGTAAACAGTAACGCCAGATCGATACGTTGTTTCTCACCCTCAGAGAACGAGTCATAGGAGAATGCATCACGATGACGTGATCGGATAGTCTCCTTGAACTGTTCGTCTAGGTTAAACGATACAAAGAAGTCTAGAACCTGTAGATACTTGTTGACCAACTGATTGATGACAGGCAGGTACTCCTTCACAATCTTAGTCTTGATACCAGTGTCCTTCAACAACTCAGTGATTACCATACTGTACGCAACGGATTCTGCAAGGTCGCCCTTGATGTCACGTAGTATCTCGCGATCATCATTCTGTGCAGACAGAGTCTTTCTTTCTTCTGCAATATCAGTAGTAGTCTCATCCTGTTTGGCCAGATACTGTTGTATAGTAGTAATCTGTTTCTGGAGTTGACCGATCTCTACTTGTTTACGATCTTGTTCAGCGATCATATCCTGTAGTTTCCGAGTCTCTTCTACTACGCCCACCATTCTCCCAGTGAGTTTGCCGAGTTCTTCGGATGCTTTTGATCTTGCGTCTGTGAAGTGTTCGTGCTTGGTTTCTGCTTCTGAGATCTTTTTCTCTTTGAAGGTAGTTTCGATCCCTTGTTCACAGGTGGGACAAGAGGAGTTATCTTCATAGAACTTCTTCTCCTTATCTAACTCCTTCAGTTTGGAGTTGAATGTTTTATCATACTGTTTGATCTGAATCATCAGACTATTGCACGAGTCATGTTCTGTTTTCAAAACATGTAGTGAGTCACCATCGACCGGTGTCATAATGGAACGTATGTCCTCAATCTCAGACTCAAGTGTTGTAATCTCGTTGAGTTTCTCGTTGCGATTGTCCCGTTTGTTCTTCTCCAGACTCTCCACATACTTGGTCTGTGTCCTAATCTTATACTCTAGGTTCTCTAGGTCAGACTGATTTGCACGTACCTTTTCCTTGATAACCGAGAACTTCTCTTTGAGAACAACATTCATCTTGGAGAATACGTTGATGTCCAGTAGATCCTCGATCACTTCACGTCTGTGATTCGCAGGTAACTGCATGAATGGCACGAACGAACTACTGCCCAGTACAATGATCTGGTGAAAAGATTTGTGGTTCAGTTTCAGAATGTTCTGTTCTAATACTTTCTGATACTCTTTACTATGGGAGTCTTGGTTAATAACCTTCTCGTCGCGCCAGATCTCAAACTTAGTTGGTTTGATACCACGCACAATCTTGTACTCAGACCCAAGCGCCGTGAACTCTACTTCGACAACACAGTTCTTATTGTTTACACTATTGACCAACTGACCTTTGGATACGGATCGGTGTGCTTTACCGAACAGGGCAAATGATAACGCGTCCAACATAGTAGACTTACCGGCACCGTTCTGACCCACTACTAGAGTGGAGGCAGACTTGTTCAGATCTATTTGGGTGAACGAATCACCAGTACTAAGAAAGTTCTTATACTTTAGTTTTGAGAATATAATCATACGAGTTCGAGTGTCTGCGCCTCTATCATCAGTTCGCGTACCATGCCTTTGATGGTATCCTTGTTCAGTGGAGTATCCACCGCATTTATATAACTATACAGTAAATCTTCCGTACTGTCAACTGATATTTCATTATCATTTACAGAACCACCTACAAACTCCTCAAAGTTCTCTGCGATCTTGAGTTCATGTATCTTACGGGAATTGATCCTATCTACGAACTGATCAAAGACTTTAGGATCTGACTTGTTAACCACAATCAACTTAACAAACTTATTATCGAGGTGGCGAAGATCCGTGAACAGTGGATTCTTCTCCTTATCATTATAGTAGATCTTCTCGAACAATGTCTCCGTATTAACTACAGGGGTAATCTCACGGGTGTCAGTGTCTAGGATATGGAAGTGCTTGGGGTCATGTGCATCACTCCAGAAGAACTCCATCTGCGACCCGAGGTATTGTATGTTACCACTCTGCGACTTGGTGTGGAAATGACCAGAGAGTACCATATCAAAACGATTGAACACAGATGCCCTCATACCATGCGTACAGGGAATACCCGCAGACATCTCAAACCCTTCTAACTCAAGGTGTGCACCGATCACGTCTGCCTTACAACCTTTGATGAACTTATGACATTCTTCTTCGTTGTCCTCATTAATCCAAGGAATCAGTCCCATAGGCATACCATCATATTCAACCACCATAGGTTTCTCGATGATACGTACCTCTTCCATGTAGTGACCGAGTAGTTCTTTGAGGGCATTCAAGTCATTGGTATTCTTGTAGAACACGTCATGGTTACCGGGAATGATATCCATGTGGATCTTGTACTCACGCAACTTCTCCAGAAAGATCTTCCGGTTATGTTCAAGTGCACGAAAGTTAATGAACTTACGGTTATCGTAGTAGTCGCCAAGATGCAGAATCTTGGTGATACCATTCTCGCGTAGGTATGGGAAGAACACGTCACGGTAGAAACGTTCCTGATAGTCCATCATTACTTCAGATGAATTACGGATACCACAGTGCGTATCATTCAGTATAGCAATCTTCATTCGTTCTCTTCCTCCCCCAGAAAGTCAGATAGGTCAGAGTCTACACGTCTGCGACGGCGTTTACGTACCTCCTTCGCATATAACTTCACCTTCTGATCTGTATCTTGGACAACATCAATACGTTCACGTAGACCATCAACAAAGGACTGGGTCTGACGTACGGCTTCTTCATTGTTACCATCAAGAATCAACAGAGAGAGGTCACTCTCGGCGATGAACTTCATCTTGATATCTTGTTGTTTCTTCTCTTTCTGAATACGGCGAAGGAACGCATACCACGCAATCTGAGTAAAGTATGCAAATGCATTAGGTGACTTGGTTCTGGTCGCCTTGGTTATGTCGTAGTTGTCGATTGCCTTGAGACAGTTCTCTACTGCGTCCATCACCATCTCTTCTCTATAGGTGTAACGAACGAAGTTTGCCCGATGGGATAGTCCTTCTGCGATCTTTAGAAAACATCGAGCGATGTAGTCCGTCACGACAGGTCGAGGTTCTCCTTCGGAAGATCTGTCTGTTGCATCTTTAACGTAATCCACCACCGCAAGTGAGAACTCTGCGTTGTTTACATAATGCGGTTTGTCTTTCGGTTTCATAGTCATCTCCATTTGATTTAGTACACTAT